AGCTTTGATTTAATCGGTTATCTTGATCAGGTCAAAGAGAATAGAACCGGCATTAATCGGAATCTTTCTGGACAGAATTATGATGTAAGTAATGATACCGCTCACGGAATAGAACGTGTCATGACCGCTTCAGAAGCGCGTATGGAACTGGTAGCGCGTTTATTCGCTGAAGGCATGAAACGCATGTTTTTAATGCTCCATGCTACACTGATGAAGTATCAAGACTTCGATGATGTTATCAAGCTGAACAGTCAATGGATCCCCGTTAATCCACGAGAGTGGAAAGAAAGAACCCAGATGCGGATTAATGTCGGGGTGGGATCGGGTCAGCGTGACAAGAAATTTGCGCAAGTTCAAAATATTATCCAAAACCAGAAAGACTTTTTAGGGATGGGACTTGGCGGTTTATTAGTCACACCTAAAAATATCTATAATGCGATGGAAGAGCAAATCCGTTTGGCGGATATGCAATCTGTAGATCCGTATTTCCAGGACCCAGACGGTCCAGAGGCACAGCAATTCAAGCAACAGCAAGCCATGAATTCTCAGCAACAACAAGATCCATTGGTACAGATGGAGCATATCAAGTCCCAATATAAACTCCAAATTGAGCAAATGAGCAACCAGATGGAACAATTAAAGCAAGAATATCAGGCTCAGTTGAAAATGCACGATATGGCGAATAAGAACGAAATGGAGAATTTCAAAGCCCAGTTTAGCGCAGCCAATGCAGAGGCCGACAGACGTTCACGCGAAGAAATCGCCGAGATGAATGCAAAAGTTCAGCTATTGTTAAAAGCAATGGACCAGAAAATACAGAACCCACAAGTCTTTGGCGATATGCCGGAGGAATCCGGTGAATGAATTAGAAAAAGCTGATAAAGCTAAGAAATTCATAGAAGATCCCTTTATACAGGAAATATTCCACGATATGGAGGCTCAAATTCTGAATCGCTGGAAGAATTCGCAAGTCGATGACACTAAAGAATTAATGAAATGTAAGCTTTTACTGGCGACGTTAATAGACTTCAAACGGCAGTTCGAACAAGCCGTAAAGGCTGGCAAGGTCGCTATGGAGAAAAAGTCTCTCCTGGAGAGGCTAAAACACTGACTGTCGAGAGACAGCCTAATCCCCTAGATGGAGGTAATTATGGACAATCCGGCAACGGAATCCACTGAAACACCAAGCGTAGAAAGTCGTATGGAATCCCTGTTATTCGGGGAACCTGTTGTTGAAAAACCGCAGGAAGAAATACCGGAGGAGACTCCAGAAATTGAAGAAACCGAGGAATCTGAACAACCCGAAGAGGAATCAGAGGCACTCAGTTTTAATGAGTTAAGTGAACTCGCCGAGGCAACCGGAATGGACCTCGATAAGTTTATGGACACCATTAAAACCAAGGTTTCAGTGGCAGGCGAGCCAATAGAGGTCAATTTAAAGGAACTCCGCGATGGCTACATGAAAGATGCGGATTACCGGAAAAAGACGTCTGAAATCGCAGAATTAAAACGCAATTTTGAGGCAGAAAAACAGACGTTAAACCAACAATACGCAGAGCGTATTAAGGAAACGGACTCTATTCTAGAAACCCTCGAAAATGCGTATACAAGCCAGTTCAATCAAATCGACTGGCAGACCCTTCGCATGGAAGATCCTGCTGAGTACGCCGCTAAACTGGCTGAAAAGAAGCAGGCAGAAGATTATTTCAAGGGACTCCGCGCACAGACAAAGGAAGAAAACCAGCGTCTTCAGCGTGAACAATCCGAGAAATATCAGCAAATGCTTGGGGAACGTCTAGTGCAAGAACGTGAAGCCCTGATCAGTAAGTTACCTAGCTGGGATCAAAAATCCGCTGAAACCCTCTCCAATTACCTTGGTAATAATGGGTTTAACAGCGATGAAATCAGCCAGGCTTATGACCATCGTATCATTGTTCTTGCAGAGAAAGCTCGTCTATATGATGAGCTGGTTTCTAACAAAGACATTGCTTCTAACAAGGTCAGGAATTTGCCAAAAATCACCAAACCCGGTGCACAAATTAAGACAAATCCAAAAGCTGATATGAAGAAGCAAATCAGACAAACAAAAGACCCGGCCGCGAAAGCAAGGTTAATTCAGAACATGCTGGCCGAGTCTATCGCTAAAGGATAAATGAAATGGCTACTATTACGACTACCGAAACAGCAATCTCGATGGGGTCTGCTGGAGGACTCCGCGAAGACCTCGAAGACATGATCTGGGAACTTTACCCAGAAGACACCTACTGCCTGACCAATTTTGACAAGGTCAATGCAACCGGCGTCTACCACGAATGGACAATGGATGCACTGGCAGCTGCCGCAGCCAATATCAATATTGAAGGCGACGATCTGGCTTCAAGCGCAAGCTCTTACACTGCCCCCACTCGTGCTGGTAACTACTGCCAGATCGTGCGTAAAGACTTCACCATCTCTGGCACCCTGGAGCAGGTGAAGAAAGCTGGCCGCGCCTCAGAAGTTGCACGCCAAGCTATCAAGCAGATGCGTGAACTGAAAAATGACATGGAATATGCCATTGTTCGAAATCAGGCGTCGTCTGCTGGTGGTGCGGCTACAGGTCGCGCTCTGGCCTCTATGGAATCCTGGATGGCAACCAATGAGGTTTTGGCTACCACGACCTCTGGTTCAACCACTCCGGGCTTTTCTGGCGGTCTTGTTGCTGCTCCGACTGATGGCACCACGACTGGCGTATTGACTGAAGGCGTCTTTAAGACGGCTCTGAATGATGCGTGGGCGCAAGGCGGGGATGCTTCTGTTGTACTGACTGGCACTTCTCAGAAAGCGGCTATTGATGCTTTCGCGGGTATTGCTACTAAATACAACAATATCCAGGGCAAGAATCAGGCAACCATTATTGGCGCGGCTGATATGTATGTTTCCGATGTGGGCAACCACACCGTGATTCTGCATCGCCACGTCCGTTCAACGGTTGTCTTGACGATTGATCCTAACTATTGGGCTGTCGCTTTCTTGCGTCAACCTAATATGGTCACGCTGGCTAAAACTGGCGATGCTGAACGTCGCATGATCGTGGGTGAATTCACTCTTGTATCACGCAATGAGAAAGCATCCGCTAAAGTGGTAAGCTGTGCATAATGATTAGGCCCCTTCGGGGGCCTTTTCTTTTAAAGGGGATTTTATGTGGGTCGATTACAATCCTGAAACGGGAATAAAAGACACATCAATTTATGAGGAAGAAACAGGCATATTACGTATTCGAAGACAGGAAGATGTTTCTGCTCTCATCGAGCGTAATAAGATACTGGCAAACAATGGCATTGCCGATAATGGGATAAAGCGCGGTTTATGGCATTACGCCACTATCCCTGTCACCGTACAGATGGAACTTCGGCAAAAGGGATTGGATGTTTTTTCTAAAGATACCTCTGTTATGAAACGCATTCGCCGAGAAATTAACCAGAATTATCCTTACCTGAAACTGACGCATAAACATCATGAATAAAATCCAACAGGCTCGAAAACTCGCGGAAGGCGGTAACTATGAGGATTCCTGGAATATTATTCAGGATATTCTTACTAACGATCCTGATAATGCTCATGCTCTCGTCACTGGTTCGTTTATCATGGAAAAAGCTAAACGCCTTCCAATGGCTTATTACATGGCTAAACATGCAGCCGAAATAATGCCAAAGGAAAGCGCATGTTGGACAAACTATGGCATGGCCTGTGATTCCATGTATCGTAAAGAAGAGGCGATTACAGCCTATCACAAAGCCTTAGAATTGACGGATAACAAAGAATCTAAAGCACATATTAATTCCAATATTGCTGCTCTCTATGTGAATTTTGGCGAATTCGAGAAAGCAAGACCTTACGCAGAAAGAGCGATTAAATTAAAACCCGATTACGCCAAAGCCAAACATAATCTAGGCATGATTAAACTGGCTGCAATGGAATGGGAAGAAGGCTGGAAACTCTACTCAAATTCGATGGGTACACGTCACCGCATCGCCTATCAATATAAAAATGAGCCAGTTTGGGATGGCGCGAAAGGTAAAAATGTCATTGTATACGGCGAACAAGGGCTCGGAGACGAAATATCATTCGGCTCTGTCCTGCCTGATATTATCAAAGACTGCAAGGTGACGATTGAATGCGATCCACGATTAGAAGGGCTTTATACTCGATCTTTCCCTCATGCAAAAGTATACGGGACTCGCACAAAACAAGATAAATCATGGGTCACAGATCCAGACGCCTCTATCTCAGTGGGTGAGTTGTGTCAATTTTATCGTAATAAAGACGAAGATTTTACTGGGAAAGCTTATCTAAAAGCCGATCCAGAACGTGTAGGCATGTGGAAATCTCTCTGGCAAAAGAAAGATAAGCCAGTTATTGGGATAGCCTGGACAGGCGGAACACAGTGGAATGCCGGACAATTTCGTAAATTAGACTTAGAAGCATTACTGCCTATCTTTAAATCTATTGATGCACATTGGGTATGTCTTCAATATAAAGACGCCCAGGAAGAAATAGATGCTTTTACCCAAAAGCATAAAATTGATATCAAGCAATACAAATTCGGCACATTAACCGATGATTATGACGATACAGCCGCTTTAGTGAAAAGCCTTGATCTGGTCGTCTCGATGCAGACTGCCGTTGTCCATTTATGCGGCGCATTGGGTAAAGATTGCATGGTGCTTGTTCCAGACACGTCTCAATGGCGCTATGCAGCGAAAAAGTTTCTATGGTACCACTCTGTTCAGGTCTTCAAGCAAGAAGGCGACTGGAAATCGGCTATTTATAAGGTGAAAAATGCACTCTGCGACTATTTCAGATTCTTACCGAAAGCAGCAAGAAAAGCTTCATGAAAACCCAGATTATGGGGTTATGTCTGTTCATTATGCACCGTTTGTCACGCAGTTAATTGATAAACTTGGCATTATTGAATTGACAGATTATGGATGCGGAAAAGGTCGGTTAGCTCAAAATATCAATCCTGACCATGAATGCGCTATCCAGATGTACGATCCAGCAATACCTAAATATGCCGATAAGCCAATTCCTACCCAGATGGTGACGTGTATCGATGTTTTAGAGCATATTGAACCTGATTTGCTTGATAATGTACTGGATGAGCTAAGAAAATTGACCTTAGAAGTCGGATTTTTCACTATCCATACCGGACCAGCAGGGAAATTCCTGGATGACGGGAGAAATGCGCATCTTATCCAGCAAGATGCGGATTGGTGGCTTCCTAGAATCCTGTCAAGGTTCAAATTAAACACATTTCAGCGTGTCGACAATGGGTTTTGGGTGCTGGTCGAATGATCCCTATTTTTGTCGGTTATGATGAACGTGAGTCTGTCGCTTATCACACATTTTGTCAGTCTGTGATGGACCATGCCTCTGGCCCAGTTTCATTTATACCACTAGTCAACCGGCATTTTGCTAAATTCTATAACGACAAGAATAATACAGGCACTAACGCCTTTAATCGCTCCAGGTTCTTAATACCTTATCTTATGAAACACACGGGATGGGCCATCTTTGCGGATGGAGATATGGTAGTTAAAGACGATATCTATAAATTATGGGATATGCGGGAAATGGATAAGGCAGTCATGGTGGCAAAACATGACTACAAAACTAAATTTCCTGTGAAATATCTTGGCTCTGAAAATAGTGATTACCCTCGCAAGAATTGGTCCAGCCTAATACTTTGGAATTGCAATCATTTTGCGAACAGGCATTTAACGCCGGATGTTGTCGAGAAGGTCGATTCTGCTCATCTTCATAGATTTAAATGGATAGACGATAATCGTATAGGCGATATTCCAGAAGAATGGAACTGGTTAGTAAGCGAATATCCTAAAAATGAAGATGCAAGACTCCTTCATTATACAATCGGTACGCCTTGCTTTAATGAGTATAAAAACTGTGACCATGCTCATGAATGGCACAATGCATATAAGAGAATGATTAACGTATGTCAACAATCACGACCTATTCTGAGCTTAAAACGGCGATAGCCGACGAATTACACCGTTCTGACCTGACAAGTTATATTCCTAATTTTGTCAGAATGTGTGAATCGAAAATATCTAACGATGTTCGCTGGCACGAT